AATGACCATGCAGTAGTCACGGTTGCGTCAACCTGAACTTCTACGTCAGTTGACTTAAGATATGGAAATGTGAATGAGTAATTGGTGGTGGAGCCATTACCTGTATACGATTGTTCTGTAACAGCCATAATGTTTGTTTATCGTTTTCCTCCGTATTGTAGGAGTTGTTGTGTTTCTAAGTTTTCTTTTTGTATATTTATAGCACCTTGTACATCACCTACCTTCATTCTCTTATTAACCAATACTTGTTGATTAATAGTAGTTGCAATATCAGGACGTTCCTGTAATAACCTTAGTTCTGCAGCTTTCTGTGCCCTTCTAAGTATTGAGTTTATTTGTTGATAGACTGGTAATTTACTTTTATTAAGTTTAATTTTATCATTCTGTAAATCTACATTAGTACTTCTATGGACTCTAAGTTCATTAATAGAATTTTTATAAGCTGGATTCTTCATAAGCCTTTCAATCTCTTTAGAAAGATTCATTTCACCTATATATTTATAGATTAATTCCCTTTCTTTAGGAGTATACTCATAAGATCCAGTAGAGTCTTTTTGTAAAAGACTTAACCCATCATACTGTATTTCTTGTAACCAGACTCTCCAAGGCTCTCTAGTACCACTTACTTTAATAGGACTAACAGCATTTAACATTCTAAGGAATGGATTATCTATATCATTAAGAGGCTGACCTGTCCATATATCAATTTGATCTGGTAAGGTATTCTTAAATCCAGGTAATCTGTTAGCTATATATTCATGAATTTCACCATCTAAATCTTTCTGAGCACTGTCTAAAGCATTAGCTAAGACACCAGCTCCTCCAGATAGAGGTAAGAAAGATCTTCCAGTATTAGCAATTAGTCTATTCCAACCACTCATATCACCATTAGTAGCAGCGATTAGTGGTTCAAAACCTTGTAATGGAGTTTCATTAAGGAAACTAGAAGCTAGAATCCAAGCCATTTTACTTTGCCAATTAGCAAGTGCTGGTTCATTTAGATCTTTAGAATAATAAGCCATATCACCCATGATACTGAGTATCTGTTCGATACCCCATACACCTTTATAACTAACCCAATTACCACCTATATTGATAGTCTTAGGTTCATAACCAAATTGGTCACGTTCTTTCTTTCTACGTGAAGCATTATAATTTCCATTACCTCTGATATTACCTCCCATAGCATATTGCCATAAGGTACCTACCATTAGACCACTGAAAGCTAATCTACCTGTATACTCAGCTCTAAGGTTTTCAAAGATAACTCTAGCATTAGGAGTAGTAGCCATGTCTATACCATGTTCTGCTAAAGCTCTTGCTATATCTTCTGTACTTCTAGCATAGATAGTTTTACTATACTTATTGAATCCAGGTATTAGACTCAATGGAGTCCAAGATGCAGATGCTTTAATATAGTTACTAGATGTTCTTGGGAACATAGCTAGGAACTTAGTTATAGGATATGCATTTGTACCTTTATTAATCCAGTTAGCTAATCCGTCATCTAAGTTAAGTTGGATCTCTCCAGCTACTGCTCTTAAGACATCATCTTTAATTAGACCATTAGCATCGAAGAATTGTTTGTAATGTTGAGCTTCTGCTGCATGGATCTTAGTCCAATCAGCAAATCCAAATTCACTAAATACATCATCATAGGCTCTAACTCTTGAGAGATAATGAGCTAACATAGTAGAAGTATAAGCATCAGGGAAGACTAGACCAGTCATACCATAACGTAAAGCTGGATGTCTACCTAAATCCTTTAAAAGACTAGCAGCATCATGCTGTATAATCTTACCATGATTACCTTCTACTTCCCAGGCAGCTCTCATTTCATCCATAATATCCCACTTCTTATCAGCTTGGAAAGTGAAATCCTTACGATAAGCTTTGATCATCATGTCTGGATCTTTATGAGCTTTCTTCATCATCTCAAAACCATCATGTAAAGCACGACGATTAGTTTCGTAGATTGATCCGTATGTATAAACTGTTCTTTTTAATCCTTCAAAACCATCTGTCGGACCCCATATACCATGACCTAATACACTTGTAATAGGTTTCATGACTAAAGCATATGTGTTACCAACTCCAGCTCTAAATGCTGATAAACCACTTAAGACGTTGTTCATGACAACACTCCAAGCAGCTTTAGCAAAGAGATTCATTTCTTTAGGATCAGGACTTTTTACCATACCCCAAGCTGAAACTTGCTGAGAAGCCCACTTATTCAGTTTAGCTAAAGTATCTACATCCCCGTTAGTATGAGCATAAGCATCAACTAATGGACGTAAGAAATGAGGTTTAATCTTTTTAGTTTCTTTTAAAGTTTCAGTAAATCTTAGATTTCTAGCATGGATAGCATTTTCTGCATCAGTAAATTCTTTAGTCAACTGTTCAATAACAGTATCTAATTCTTTAGGAGGAACTTGGTCAAACCAGTTCTTGTTTCTTAAACTCCAACCAGATAGATATTTATTAAGAGCATACTCATCTAATAGGAATTGCATCTTATCAATAATAAGATCCATCACCCTTTCATCATCTACATATGAACCACCTTTCTGGATAGCCTCTGCTAGTGTAGAGGATTCTCTCCCTAACGTGTCCATAACCCTCGCAGATGCCTCTGCAACCTCTCTTCCGAGGAATCTATCAGTCAAGTCTCTTAGAGCGAATGCAGCGGCTCTCGCTTGCTCTTCGTTCATAA